AAACTTACCAACCAAACCCCAAACCCATGAAAACCACACCAACCGATTTCCGACGCTGGCAACTGCACATCCGCAAGGAGTGCGTGAACTGCGACCGCCCCGACCGCTCCGAAACCATCAAGCCTTGGTCCGTGAACTGGACCCTGCTCGGAAGAATCCTTCAAGCCAAAAACGCATGACTATGCCCTGGATAAGACCCCAAGACCAAATGCCCGAAGAAGGCATTCCCGTGCTGATTACCGATGTGGAAGGACTGCAAATCGTTGCTTGGTATGATGGGAGTATGTGGCACTCCGAAAACCACTCTTGGTTCACCCGTGAAGTGCTTTATTGGATGCCCATCCCCGAAATTGTATAAACCCAACACCCATGAACGAAATAGTAGAAAAATACGAGGCAAAATTGGAACGCCTTAATGAAGCCATCGAAGTAAAAAAAAGACTCCTTACTGAAGGAGATTTAATAATGTTGGCCCAATTAAAAGTCCTTTTAACCGAAGTCGTGACCGACCTGCGTGCAATCCGAGCCTTTTCAAAGTAAGCCATGACCCCAGCCCTCATCCACCACCTCGTTGACACCACGGCGGCAATCTTCGGCATCACCCCCGACCAAGTGCGCTCCCCTTCACGGGAACGGCCCTGCGTTATCGCCCGCAACATCGTCGCCGACATCGCCTACAACGAGTACCTGTTCACCTTCATGGCCATCGGGAAGGAACTGAACCGCCACTACTCCACCATCATCATCAACTTGGAATCCTTCCACAACGACTGCAAGGCCAAGCCTCAACTGCGGTACCTACGGAGGCAAGTTTTCAACAACGCCCAAGAGTATTTGCAGACCGCAGAGGGGGCTTATATAACTGATACCCTGCAACTTCCGCCCACCGAATAGCCCAAAACCGCACACATCCCCAAGGGGTCGGCCTAACCGCTGACCCTTTTTTTTTGCAATCTTTGTGCATGGCATCCGCAGAAACCGTAATCCTCGACCTCTACCGCACGGGCGAAATTCGCAAAGCCTGCTTGACCATTACAGGAGGCGACCCGCTTTGGAGGGACTTGGAGCAGGAGTGCGTCTTGATTCTGCTGGAGAAAGACCCCGCCAAGATTCTGCAAATCCAGTCGCAAGGGTATTTCAATTTCTATGTGGTACGCCTCCTGCTGAACCTCTACCGAGGCAAGAACAACCAGTTCGCCCAAAAGTACCGCCACCACGATTTGCTGGAGGAACTGGACCCCGATTCGCCTATCCCCCAGTCCGAGTACGATTCGCTGATGGACGACCTGTGGGCCATCGCCGAAGCGGAGATGGACACTTGGGCCAAGGACGGGGCGTTCCCGTACGACAAGGAGTTACTGCGCCTCCACCTTCGGACGGGAAACATGAAGAAGTTGTCCCGTGACACGGGCATCCCGTACCGCTCCATCATTTACTCAATCGACCAAGCCAAGGCCAAAATCAAGGCCGCCATTCAATCCCATGGACACGCTGATATTTCCCCTGCTGATTAGTTCGCTGACCGCCCTTGCTATTGCGGAATACCATGTCCTCCCGCAGGCTTGGTACAAGACCTGGTTCGCAAGGCACAAGCCATTCTCCTGCGTCACCTGCCTCACTTTTTGGGTGGCGGTGGCCCTGACCCTGCCCACCTGCGGATGGGTTCTCGCTCCTGTGTACGGCCTTGCCTCGGCGGGGTTGACGGTTGTCATCCTGCAACTGACCAGCCGATGACCCAAGACGAGTTCATTCTTGCAACCAAGCACCGCCATTACTGGGAGCAGTACCAAGCCGCCTTGTTCATGCGGCTTTCCCCCGAAGCGGTCCACGACTTGCAGACCATCCTCGTGGCCCACGGCAGGCCCAACACGAATTGGTGGTGCGCTGACTGCGTAAAATCGGCACTCCAATACATTTACCAAGAGGCGGACCAGTTCGCCCAAGCCAACCACCACACCGTTACCCATGCCCTCAACCAAAGCCCCCAATGATGAGGCCCAAGTCCAAGCCCGCATGGATTCGCTGATGATGGTCATCACGACCCTTTGCGACTGCATTGGTGCGGTGGAGGAATCCAACTCCCCGAACGCCTTTGCGGTCAAGATGAAGATTGTGGACAAGATTGACGAACTCATTGATAAAATAGAATACTGATGGCAGGCCGTCCCCCAATATGGAATACCCCCGAAGAACTATGGGAGGCGTTTGAAAAGTACAGGTACGAGAACAAGGCCAACCCGTACCGAGTGCAGGACTATGTCGGCAAGGATGGGTGCATGGTTTACAGGGATAAAGAGCGGCCTATAACCTTTCGGGGCTTTGAGGGATGGCTTGCGGAGAACGGGGTCTGCTTTGACCTTTCGGACTATAGGAAGGGCACATCGGAGATGCACAAAGAATTTTCCCCAATCATTACACGCATACGGGCCACCTGCGACAAGGATATGCTGGAGGGTGCAAGTTCGGGTGTTTACTCGGCTAACATCGCCTCCCGCCTTCTTGGCTTGGTAGACAAGCAGGAGAACACCGTCACCATCGAGCAGCCGCTTTTTGGCGATGGACTTTAAGTACACCACCGCCATCAAGAAGATTCGGGCGATGACCGCTCGGAAGAAAGTGATACAGGGCGGGACAAGTGCGTCCAAAACCTTCGGCATCCTTGCAGTCCTCATTGACCATGCGGCTCGCCATCCTAAGTCGGAGATTTCGGTTGTATCCGAATCCGTCCCTCACCTACGCAGGGGGGCCATCAAGGACTTCGCCAAGATTATGCAATGGACCCATCGGTGGGTCCCCGATAGGTGGAACAAAACCCTGCTCCAATACAACTTCGCCAACGGGTCCACGATTGAGTTCTTCTCCGCTGATTCGGAAGCACGCCTCCGAGGGGCAAGGAGGCAGATACTCTACATCAACGAGGCCAACAACATCGACTTCGATTCCTACTACCAGTTGGCGATTCGTACAAGTCAGGAGATTTACATTGACTTCAACCCCACCCACGAATTTTGGGCGCACACCGAGGTCTTGCCCGAAACCGATGCAGAGTTTCTCATCCTGACCTACCAAGACAACGAAGCCCTTCCCGATACTATTCGGAATGACATCGAACTAAACCGCACCAAAGCCGAAACATCCGCCTACTGGGCCAACTGGTGGAAGGTGTACGGGTTGGGTCAGGTTGGAACGCTCCAAGGGGCTATCTACGGCGATTACACGGTGGTTGAGGGTATAGACCCATCCACGATGAAATTCGTCGCCTACGGGCTTGACTGGGGGTTCAGCACGGACCCAACCGCTTTGGTCGCCGTGTACCGCAGGGGGGACGACTTGTTTGTGCATGAGTTGCTCTACCATCGGGGCTTGACCAATAGCGACATCGCCGTCCGACTGAAAGAGTTCGGCATTACGAGGGCGTGGGAAATCGTGGCGGATTCAGCAGAACCCAAGAGCATCGAGGAAATCTATCGATTGGGTTTCAATATCAAGCCCGCATCCAAGGGACCCGATTCGGTAAGGCAGGGGATTGACATCGTCAAGCGGTTCAACCTTCATGTGACCAAGGATTCGGTCAACTTGATTAAGGAACTCCGCTCATACACTTGGGCCACCGACAAAGATGGGCGGGATACGGGGGTCCCGATTGATTCGTACAACCACGCCTGCGATGCGCTCCGCTATGTGGCCCTCAACAAATTGGCGGTCAGCAACTCGGGGAAGTACTTGGTGGTGTAACTTTGGGGCATGAAAATGTACCGTTTAAGGTCGGTCAATCCAAAATCCGACTTGTTTTTAATGGCAGAAAATGCGGATGAACTATCCTTTTCGTTGTACCCTTACATAATGAATCACGGCATTCGGCGAATGTATGCGTATAAAGAGCATGAGTTGGAAGGCGTTGATTTGAAAGAGTTACCCGAAGGGGCCTACATCATTACGGAGTATGAACATGGCCAAGTCGTAGAAGCAATCCCCCCGACCCCATGAACCTCGAATCCCTCCTTAACCTCGCCTTGGCCATCGGTCGGGTCGTGCTGGCCTTGGTGTTTATCGGCTGCATCCTAACCCTCCTCATGCAATGAAACTATACACAGAAGAACAAATAAAGTATTTCTTTGAATGTGGTAGAAATTACCAAAATAACGCAGAAATTACTTTTCGAGTAGCGCGAGATGAAATGCCTACTAAACCGATAGAACTGCCAACGGACGAGGAAATTCACGAAGCAGGAAAAGGTCGACGTACAGTCCTTCCGTCCTTCGTTTATGGCGCACAATGGATGCGTGACAAAGTGCAAGGAAACCAAACCATAGAGCCATGAAACTCGTACACTACTACCACATCTATTGCGGCGGAGGCGGCCAATGGCAACTCATCATGCACCAACACATGATGGCCCTGTGCAATTACGGGCTGATAGAGCAACTGGACGAGATTCGTGTCGGCATCGTCGGCCCTCCCGACCAGCGGAAAGTCGTGAAAGAAATCTTGGACAACTCGCTCGTCGCCGCCAAAATTAAGGTGGTGGTCACCCGAACCAACGCATGGGAGCAAGCGACCCTCACCGAGATGTACAAGGCGAGCCAAACCGAGGATGCGGCCTACCTGTACGGGCATACGAAGGGGTCCGCTGACCCGTCGCTGGTTAAGCAGATGTGGTGCAGGTCTATGATATTCTTCAATATCGTGGCATGGGAACGCTCCCTTGTGGAACTGGAGAAAGTGGACTGCGTGGGAACGCATTGGCTCACCACCGAGCAGTTCCCCCAAATAGCGGACCAAAACAACCCCGACGGTTACCCCTACTTTGCAGGGAACTTTTGGTGGGCCAAGTCGTCCCACATTCGGGAACTCGGTGAACCGCTCCGAGAACACCGCTACCAGGCCGAAACATGGATTGGCAAGAGGGAAGGCATGACCGTTTACGACCCCAACCCAGGATGGCCCGACCCAAGTAAGTTTGTCATCACATTCTAAGGACCATGAAACTGCTCGCCAATATCGCCTACCACCACCATCCGAACAGGGTGGAGAACTTGACCAAGGTCATTGAGGCCATCAAGTCCTACCCCGTGCAGTCCGAAATCTTCGTGGACACCAACGACCCCCAAGCGGCCCAAGAACTTGCTCACCTTCCCGTCACCTTCCACGCCCACACGGCTATGGGACACCCTTGGGAACTGACCAGCAAGCACCGCAACAGGATTGCAGAGGTGTACCAGCACTTTGATTGGGTGGCGTATTTCGAGGATGACATGATGCTCCCCAAGGAAGGGTTTGTCAACTTCACCGCACAGTTCGACTCAATGTTTGAGGACAACTTGTACCCGTCCTTTACTCGGATTGAAACCTACCCCAATGTGGAAGGCGAATTTAGCCCCGACATTACATTCAATCCCACACCGAATATGTGGAGGGAGTGGAACGGGAAGACCTACGCAAGCCTTCCGTTCTACATCAATTACCACGCTTTTTGGATGTTCAGTACCAAGCGTCTTGCCGAGGTGTTGAGGCGCAACCCGCAAGCGTTGCAGGTTATACCGAACAACGGCCTCTACCGTGAATCCCTTGCCTCCCTACCCATTTGGTCCTTGGAACTAAAGCCCATGCTGGAGATGACCGAGCAGGGCGAACTTGCGGACCATTGCAAGGTCTATCACCTATCCAACAATTATCGGGACAACAGTAGGAACATCAAAGAAATCTTTAAGCGATGAAACACGACCACATCTTCGGCTGGTCCAGCCCACAGGAACAAGGCCAACTCCTTCAATTCATCCTTGACACCCTGCCCCCCAAGCCTCGCATCACTATGGCTGAAATCGGGGTCTATCTCGGACGAGGCACAGCCATCTTTGACGAGGTGTTTGTCAGCAGGGGGCAGAACTACAAGTTGATAGCGGTGGACCACTTTGAGGGTTCACCCGAACACAAGGCCAGCAACTCGGTCCCGTCCTACGAGGTGTTCAAGCAGAACATCGCCCCGATAAGCGACAAAATCAAGGACCACAACTGCGATTCTATTGCTGCGTCCAAACTATTCAAGCAGGGCGAATTTGACATCGTTTACATTGATGCGGCCCACGAATACGAACCAGTGCTTGCGGACCTGGAGGCTTGGTTTCCGAAGGTCAAGCGGGGAGGGTTCATTTGCGGGGATGACTACACTGCGGGATGGCCAGGGGTCGTGAAGGCGGTGGGCGAATTTTTCGGGGGACGGCACGGCGTTGTCCCAGGCACGCAGCAATGGTACTTCCAAAAATGAAACTCCAAGACCTCACCATCGACCAGTTCCAACGCATCGCTGCGCTGGAGTTCAGCCCCGTGCTGACCGATTACGACAAGCGTGCAGGGGTCGTGGCGATAGTGGAGGGGGTGGATGTATCACTCGTAAGGGAAATGCCCGCCAAGGGGCTGACAAAACGCTACAAGACCATTATCGCAGAGTGGAACGAGTTACCAACCTTGGCATATCGCAGGCGGTTCAAAGCGGGTGGCAAGTGGTGGATTCCGACCGTCTTCACCGATGAACTCACCGCTGGCCAACTGATAGACCTAATGGACACCGACACCACGGACGAAAAGAAACTCGTCCAAAACCTGCACCGCATCATGGCGACCCTTTGCAGGGAGGGCGGGTTCATGGGATACTTCCCGAAGAAGTACGACGGGGCAAGCCATCAAGAACGGGCCGAACTGCTCAAAGCAAACGCCAAGATTGGTGATGTTTGGGGGGTGGTCAGTTTTTTTTTGCTAAGTTCAGAATCCTACTTGAAAGTTTTGAGCGACTATTCCAAGCACCTGACGAAAGGGATGCAGGGCCAGTAACCAACCCCCTCGCTGGCTACGGTTGGCTGATGGTGGTGTGGAGGATGGCGAACAAGGATGTCCTAAAGTTTGAGGCCATCTTCGCAATGAAGGCGGTGGAGTTCCTGAACTATGCGCTGCTGATCCACGACATCTTGGAGGCCGAACGGATGGAAGCAGAGCGGATGCGGAGGAAGTAGGACACTTTGTTTGCGGGCCTACATTTACAACCATGGAGTTCGATGTATTCGTCGGTGGGTCAGGGAAGAAACTGACCGACTTGCAGAAGGAGGCCTTGGCTGACTTCGGGGTAAGCCTTGCGGATGGAGCAATTGAAAACAAGTCCTACGCCCTGGTCACCAAGTGGCTGGAGGGGGTGGTCAGGCTCGCCAAGCAGAACCTCGCCAACGCCAACGCCATTGCCAGCGATTCCCTATCGGCAAGCATTGACATCAAGCCCATCACCCTGACCGATACTTCCTTCGTGGTCGCTATTGTGGCCAACGACTATTGGAAGTTCGTGGACCTCGGTGTCAAGGGTGCGGTCAGCAGTAGCCGTGCTCCAAATAGCCCGTTCCAATACAGGGACAAACGGCCACCTATCCGACCCATTCAGGAGTGGATTGCATTCAAAGAAATCCCCCTGGAAGGCCGTGACAAGAAGGCCGCCAACCGTTCCTTCGCCATCAACATCGCCAACAAGATTCGGCGGGAAGGCTTACGGGCCACCAACTTTATGTCCAATGCCGCCACCAAGGAGATGGTGGATGTCCTAACCGAAAACATCGCCGAAGTCCTCGGCAAGTCCATCAGCGTCGCAACCGTCCGATAACCCATGTCCATAACCGTCCTTTCGGGTTCGCCCCTTGTGGCCACGCCCGTTTACAACAAGATGCTTTACAAAGTCAGCGGCTCGCTGATTGCACAACCCAATTACAGGTATGTCTGCGATGTCAAGAACCCCGCAGGCACGACGCTGGCAAGGCTGAAGTGCGACAAACTGCCGACCACCAACTTCGGATTCTTTGATGTGCAGAAGGTCGTGGAA